CAACACCAGAGAGAGGCCACCATGTCTTGGATCGACACCGTTACTTCGCTACTCGCCAACCCGACGACCGCAGCCGCCGGTACTTCGATGCTCAATGCTATGGGCAGCAAGACGACAACCAACTCGCTGATTATGAATCAGCTCTCGCTGCTTGAGCAGAACCCCAGCTCGGCCGTCACCATCGTCAGCGCCATCGGCGGGATTTCCGGCGTGCCGCCGGCCATCATGCCGCTGGTCAATAACCTGCCAAACTTGGCGAACGACCCATCGCCAGCCGGCAAGGCTGCTCTGTTGTCGGCAGTCGCTCAGATCGAGAGTTTGCTGCCGCAGTCGCGCTGGCTGTGAAGCTTCGCGTTGTATGGTGGATCCCTATCGCTGGCGTGTGGCTCGCGCACGCCAGCGGTTTATTCGTCCATGCCGAAACCATCATTGGGCCGGCCGGCAGGATACTTGGCGGCATCGACAAACTGGTCACCAATATGTCTGACTTGAGAAACTACGGGCCACAACAAGGGAACCTGACCGATGTCAATCCTAATGTATTTCATCAAGCACGGCTCCCAGATCATGGCGTTGCTCGCCAAGGGCAACACGCCGGGCGGCTCGCACCTCATCATCGAATTGCTCAACGCCAACATGCCGCTCATCAAAAAGACATGGCCCGAGTTGAACGCTAACGGCTTGCTCGATGATACGGTGGTGATGCTCAAGGAGCAGATCACAACGGCAACATCGCCTCTTCCGGTCCCCAACGTAGGCGCCTGAAATGGCTAGGCGCGCAAAACGTCAGCCACCGCCTTCTTTGTTTCGGAGGACGATAGGCTCCATTAAACGCAATCCCGTGAAAGCCATAACCGCCGCAGTGGTTATTTTCGGCGGGATTCCTAGTGCGGTTGCCGGGGCAAACTATCTTGATCCAATTCTCCCCGCATTTCATTATTGGGTGTTGCAGCAACTAGAGCCACTTCTCAAGGTTCAAAATACTCAAGCGGTAGGGCTCGATCGGTTCTTACTTTACCAACAGCAGAACGCATTGGCCAATGCAAAGGCTGATAGCGCGAGCAAGACCTCACCAATCGTTCAAGACCGCGTTAAGGAATTAGAGTCGCAGTCCCGTGATACCCAGGCTCGTATTTGTAAAGCGACTGGCAAAGGCTGCCCGTTACCCACCCGTTCATGAGCTATTGCCGCAATCGGCTATTCGAGTGGGTGATGACCCTCTCGATGCTCGGAATGGCCATTGAAATAGGTATCTGGCCGAGGGCCGTGCAGGCAAGTTCATTCCGATTGATGCTTGACATCATTGACCCATTGAACGTCGGTATGTTTTTCATGGCGTTTGGGCTGCTGCGCATTGCGGCGCTGATCGCCAACGGAAGCTGGCCAGAACACGGTCCTCGCATGAGGGCGATGGGTGCTGGCGCGGCGGCAATGATGTGGGGGCAGATGGGCATCGCGCTTATTCTGTTGACGTCACAGAGAGACGGTGTCCCTTCGCCTGGTATCTCGTTGTATTTTTTTATGACCATCGGAGAATTGCTCTCCGCTTACCGGGCCATGAGCGATGCAAGACCTGGGGATTGACAAGCTTGGCCCTTTTCCTCTCTTGCAGCTTGTGGCGGCGGCGGTGATTCTCGCTGGCCTCGCGGCTGCGGTCTATCGAGGTACGCGCGATCGCAAGATATCAGCCAATCAGGAACCAATGTTCGGTAGTGGCAGATGGTATTTTGATGGCCCACTAAATGCTGCACTCGAAACGCTGCGCGATATCTACCGGGTCATGTGCAGCATTGATGGCCAAGTCGATACGTTCGGGGAAATAATGCGTACCCACATACGTCTGCTTCAGGAAATCAAGGACGAGCTCCACGAGCTAAACGGCAAAGGGCGCCGACGCTAACCCATGATTCGCCTTAGCCTCGCCACCCAAGTCGCGTTGATTGTAATAGTGATTGGTGCCATCTTCGTCGGCATCTACCTTTCCGGCTACGGCGACTGCTGCGTGATCCACCTAGACTAAGATACGTTACAGACAGCGGCCGGAACATAAGATAGACCAAAATACTTAGGCTCTCACTGACCCAAGGAGACGCCACATGCTCGGACTAATACTAATTGTATTCCTTTTACTTTTCTTTGTCGGCGGTGCCGTCCCTGGCCCGTGGTACGGCCAGCGCCGTGTCCCTGGTCAGCCAGTCACGCCAGCGCCTGCCTACTGGCACGGGTATGGTGGAGGGCCGTATGTGCCGGGCGGCATCGGGCTAGTCCTATTAATCCTGATCGTACTTTTGGTGATGGGCAGAATCTAAAGCGGCAAAGCGAGTTCGTTAAATTAGTCCCGGCCGCCCCCTTGTCGTGGGGGGCGGTTTTTTGTTAGGAATGGCCTTCCCCAACAGCACTGGACTTTCCACGCGCTCAAATTCGCAATTCCGCGTCAAAACCACGGAGCTCCGAAATGCAATCGCGAACTATCCTGCTTGCCGCCTTGGCGGCCGCCACCATCGCTCTCTCGGCCCCGGCCGAGGCGCGCCGCAGCGCCAATTTCGTCGACGCGGCTGCTGTTCCGGCTTATCCGACCTCGAATTGGGTTAGGACTGCCCGCGGCCGCCACCATGCTGGCCACCAGCCGCGCCACCGTCGCGTGGCTGCCTATCGGAGGCATCATGAAGCCCGCGAAGTCAGGAAGGCCACTAGGCGGTCATTTGTGGGCCATTCTAGGCACATGGCCTACGATAGAGGAAACGTCATAAGCGGGCGTCCGGCGGGGTGCCCATACCAGTTCTGTGGATGCTCCGCGAGTCTTTACGTTTTCGGTAAGATTATCCCGGCGTTGAATTTAGCCGCAAACTGGCTTCGATTTCCTAGAACGTCGCCAGCACCAGGAATGGCTGCTGCAAGGCCAGGGCATGTTTTCATAATTGTCTCAGTCAATGGCGACGGTACGGTTGTCGCGCACGATGGAAATAGCGGCCACCATTTAACTAGGATTCATACTATCAGCCTGCGAGGGTTCACGGTTGTCAACCCGCATGGGATGAAAGTGGCCATCCGATAACAACTCCACCGAACTGGCGTCTGAGTTGGCTGGTAGCACCGTCTTTCTCTTTTTCTATTGCGAAACCAAGTTGTTCTGCCAACTTAATGGCTTCCGCGTCATGTTCTTTGCCTACCCACGACCGAACTAGAATACTACAAAGCCATAGGTTAGGGCCGCCAGGAGTGAAATCAACGCGGGCAACTCCAACGATCAGACAATTAGGTTTTGCGTCGTCCACAGGGCCGCGATAACCACGCTGGATCGGTCCTTTGATTTGGTGCCGCATATCTCGCTCCTGCTCATTTAGTGGTTTCGCGTACAACTTCGCCAAAAACCATTTCTGTTTTCGGCACCGGAAGTTCAGCGACGATGAAATAGCGCATCGGCATGACGGTCGGATTTATGTCATCGCAAAGTTCATCGAGCCAGCCCCAATCCGGCTTATCCTCTTTGTGGCTGCTCGCCGCTGCCCACTTGCCGTCAGCGGTAACGATGATCGGAATGCGAACTTTAACCGTCTGCATTTTTGCTCCTGTTCCTCGTCGCCCGGTTAGCGATTACCGAGCGGTGATCCAAACATTTTCCACAACGTAGTCAGTCCTGGGCAGTAGCCGATGCGCTGCTCGATTGCGGCAACGCGCTCGGCCGGGTTCTTGTTCTTGCGGCTGAACCATTGTTCTCGCATGACGTCCAAAGCCGCCTTCGTATGTTTGTCGCTCGGCCTGCCGCCCTTGGTTCCCGCCAGCGAACGCCCGGAATGGCGCAGCATTTCGATCCCGCGCGCCACCATCTCGTCGCGATCGGCCTTGCGATTGGAGCGCAACCGGCGGCCGGAACCCCATTCCTCGATCACGACGCCGAGCGCCTTTCCCTCGATCGCCGCCATTGCCTTGAGCATCCCGCGCACCGGCTGCGGGTGCTTGCGCGATTTTGGCTCGGCCCAAAGGAAGCACCATTTTATCTCGGCAACGTCGCCCTTGCGCAGCGCCCCGATGAACTTGGAGAGCGGAACGTCCTTACCAAAAGTGTATATTTCATCGCCGGTCGCCCCTTCGCGCTGGCCGGACTCGGCGTGGCGGACGTGATCCCTAATAAATGTTCGGACGTGGCGCTTTCCTGGGGGCATTTCCGAAACCGTATCTAAGGTTATTGACTATTGCAATATGTGGCCCTACCTTATTCGCTGAAATTTAGCAAGGGTTGAAGGACGAGCCCGAACGCAACCGATGGGACGGCAAAAAGCTTGTCCCTCTCGCCAGTCAATAGAGGCCCGCATGTCCGAACCATCCCTAAACCTGCGCCTTCGAGCCCGTAAAGAGTTTGTTCTTAACGGCACATGGATGATGTCGAGAGAGCCTGACCGGGATTGCACGGAGGCCGCCGACGAGATCGAGCGGCTTGAAAAGATTGTCATCCAGCAGCAGTTAATCATCGGAACCAGCGCGGCAAAAGACACCGCTTCAAATCGCGAGGAATAGGCCGCCTAATGAACAGCAGCGAAGCAAAGCGGCCCAAAGTGGTCTTGGATAAAGAAGTTGAAGTGGTGGTAGAGGTTTTAACGAATGGTATGTTCGCGCCACATGAACTGCCGCTAGACTTCGATTTGGAACAAAAATATCGCGCGTTGGCGGTTGCCGTCATTGAGGCGCTTCATAACTTGAAGCATGAAACCAAAGCCGCATAGTCAGGAAAGGCCCGACCGTGCAGCACATAATGTTTCTTGCGGCAGTTGGTTTTGCCTCGGCGGCAATCACGTTTGCCGTCCTCTTGCCGCCGTGCCGGTGGATCATGAACCGTCTAACGAAATAGACCGCGCTCGATGGCGCGGCCCTTTTGCTTTCCATTCCCCGATATTATTTCTTGGGTTCTGCCGGCTTCTTCGGCTCCGCCGGCTTGTTCTGCGCCTTTTTCAACACCTCATTCTCCGCCTTTAGCGCCGCGATCTGCGCATTGGCTTTGTCGAGTTGATCGGCCAATGCGGCCTTGATGCTCGCGTCATTGGTCATAAGCTGTTGGACCATAGACGGCTGCTGTGGCTGTTGGGCATAGGCGGTGCCGGTCAATAGCGTGAGCAAGATTGCCAGTTTTTTCAATTGGGACTCCTTTTGGTTATCCCGGTGCCGCCGGGTCGGTTCGTTCTAAATGGTCGTGACGGCCATTTGAAGTTCTTGGGCTGAGCGATCTTTGATTTGCGCCGGTGCGGGTCGCGGTTCTTCGCTATCTGCTTGTTCTTTCGACGGAGTCCCAGATCGGAATGTGCGCCGTGATGGCCATGTACGTAAGTTTTGATGCGGTGATCTTCCTTCGACATGTAAATTAGGAATTTTGGGTCGTTGGCGTCTGGCGAATACAGACCGGTATCCTCATCAAAATCACGATTTACTAAGGATGGGTTATGATCCAGATGAACCACTTCGTTACCAAAGATCAGCATCTGCATCTCTTTGATATATTCGCCGTCAGTTGATTGGTAGCGTTTCGGCGCAGCGATGCCGCGGTCATCACACTGTCGCAATAAAACTGCAATTCGGACGGCGCGTGGTACGTATGGCCGCTTGTTAGCAGTGTAGGTATTGACACAGATTCGACATTTAGCGTACCCACGACAATCAATACCTAGGTTGTTGCCGCTTAGTGGATGGCCACGTTTGCAATGCGTTTTAATTTGGAATTGTCCCTTATTCCAACCACCACGAAGCGTGTTTTCTCGTGGCGTGACAAGCTCTAAATGATCAGGGTTTACGCATAGCTTCATGCGACAGCAATGATCTATTTGAAAACCCAGTGGTATTTCACCCTTATGTAGGCGATAGGAAAAACGGTGAGCATATTCATTGCGATGTGTGTTGGTTTTTACGTCATAGACACCGAACGATCCATAATTTCCATTGCTGTCGCCGCACCAAATCCAACAACCAGTATTTGGTTCAGGAGAAATCTTGGACCAGAATCGTTCTTCCAGTGTCCCACATTTACGTGGGAAGAACTCGTTTGATGTTGACGCAATATAATCAGCCTGCTTGCGACTCATGGTTTGACTTCCCGCTTTACCTTCGGCGCTCGCTTCACTGGCACAGCCGAAATGGCCGCGCGCAATGCCGGGACTTGCTTGCGCTTCTCCGCCGCGTGTGATCGCTCATAATTTCTTTCGCGCATTTCTCGAAGCGCATCTAATTTTGGCGTTGGAGCTTTCATTATTTCACCCCTTCATTGAAGGCTTCGTGTCCGGCATCGGTCAGACACCACATCATCCCACCACGCTCGATCCCGCGTTCGGCCGCGAACGACTGATGCAGATCGTCGTCGGTGACAGGTGTCACTTCGGCAAACCCGGCGGCTTCCATGCGGTCCTCGAATCCTTCCGGGTACTGATCGGCGTCACAAAAAGCATTCCAGTAGCAACGCAGCTCCTCAACGGCGGTCATCCCGCTGCCTCTCTGCTGGCGCATTGTGTGCCGAATGGCGAGAGCCTGAGTCACAAGCTTGTCGATCTCGGCGTCCTCGGCGGTAATGGGTCGGCGCTCGGCGAGTTTCCGGCGGCGCAGCCGCTTCTGCACGACGATGTCACGCTCGATCCGCTGCAGTTGGGTTTCGGTATCGACTTCGGTCATGATTTTCTCTTCGGCTTGTTTATCCTTGCTACCCGACCGCGTTCCCTAAGACACTTCCAGTAGGAGTAAACCCCCATCGCAAAGTATATGCGGAGACCGCTAGTGAAAATCTGCCACCACTTCAGCCGTTTTCTGGCGAGGCGGTAGAGTGCGAGCCTATCTACAGTCCTGGGCATTCGTGTTCCTTCCGCAGACGCCATACCGCGGCCAGCAGGCTCGACTCGTTCCGGCGTCGTTCACCTGTCTTCTCGATCAATCCCTTGTGCTTGCCGAGCTCGGTTAATCTCGGTCTCACGGCCAGCACGTCGCGCCCAATCTTGGCAGCCGTTTCATCGGCGGTTAGTCCCAGGTCCCCGGCCTCACGCATGGCGTCGAGAACTTCGCGCTGGCGCTCGGTGAGCGTGGCGTTGATTGCCTCGGCCGCCGACCGTGACGTTGTCGGTTCGCTGTAGCCGGCGGAGTTTGGGTATCCGTCCCCAAGATAGTGTTGTGCAATTCGGCTCATACTGCGGCATCCTTCTCGATCGGCACTACGCTGTTAAGCGTGGCTGAATATCTATATGGATAAACACTAACGTCCCCTTGATCGATCCGCTGAACGAACCACTTCCTGCCGAACAATTTGAAGAATTTGTTTCGTTGGGCAAGACTGAGGAGATGATCGTAGAGGGTTACGTCGTCAGTCGTGATCTGTATGCGATCTGGTAAACTCATCGCGCGGCCTCCGCTTCCTCGAATTGCCTGGCCAGCAGACCTTTGAGCTCGCGCCGGTTCGGGATCGACACTCGAAGCTGATCGCGCAGATCGCGCTCACCGTCCCATTTCCACCCTGCGCCTTCCTTGTCTGTGGCACCGAGTATCCACGACCTGGCGTAGGCGAAATAGGCCGGGGCGGTGGTCGGGCGGTTGGCCGGCAGCGGGGCTGGGGCGGCCGCTGGTGCGGTCTTTGGCTTAGGCTCGGGCGGGGCTACCTTGGCGGCCTCCTTCTTGATGACAGTCAGCTCTAGGCCGGGGTTCAATGCCTGAATCCAGTCCAAGACGGCTTCCTTCGACGCCTTAAATTCATCATTGCCCATAGCGGCGACCGATTGCGACTTCGCCTCGAAAACCTTGACGACGTTTCCACTGACCTTGATCACTGCGTATTCGGCGTAAGCGCGGATGATCCTGGCGAGATAAGCGGCCTTTGCAGGAGAATCGCAGACATAATCACGCTCGGTAGAGAACCCAGTTGCGACGAGCGCCTTCGCGCGCAGCGCCTCTTCGGTCGGATATTTCTTCTGAAACTGATCCGGCAAATTATCCCAAGCCGTATGGATGCAGGCAAAGTAGTGGGAGTGATTTTTCATGCTGCGAGGCTCAACTACCTCAAGCGTGTACTCGGCGCCGATAACGTATTGCTTATCACAGAGTTGAAGGAACCGCGGCTGCGGGACCATCGTCCCATCGTCACTCCATGTAAAAATTACCGGGCGCGGCTTCATCCCGTTGCCCCCATCTTCCTCAACTTATCTACCAGCACTTTGAGGTCGTATGAAAAAATCTCCGTCGCCTTTTGAATATCGGCGATGAATGTGTCTTCGCGCATCACACGAACGGTGAAGTCTGGCATCCTCGGATAGTAGATTTTGAAGTCCCACCACTCACGTTCGCAGACCCACATATTTCCCTGGACTTGGGCGCGGTGCTCGGGCGGCATGGCAGAACCCTTCTCAAGCAGATCGATCATCAGCGCAGGGATCATGGTCTTGATCTCCAAGCCGCCATCTTCGCCGATCAGGGCGTCTGGACTGGCTCCCACAACGGCGTAGCGCATTAGTCCGGAGTTTTTTACAAACCCAACTTGGCGGAGATCGGCGAACCTCGTCCGCGCGTAGTGATCGCGCGCCTGCGCTTCCATCTCGTTTCCTCTGACCATCGCGGCCCCCTTGAAGGTCTCCGCTGGTCGCCCGGTGATGATCTCGCCGGCGAGCTCGCGCAGGTAGCGCGTCCGCATTTTGCCTTCGCCACCGGCCATGATGTCGGCAAAACGGGAGGCCGACGGGATGCCTAACTTGGCCTCGAACCAAGCCTCGCTTCCCTGTTCGACCTCGATGATCTCGACCGTCGACTTCGGCGCCGGGGCGGCCTTCTTCTGCGCTGCCTTCGGCATCTTCACGTCGCCTTGTTGTTGGCGGCGTAATTTTCTAGCGCCTTAGTGGCCTCGGCGAGAGACTTCGCCGGAAGATCACCGACCTTCTCCAACCCGTATTTCTCGCAGAACCGTTTGCCGCCGACGCCGGAAGTATCCACCAACTCGATTAGCGTCTTCGCTTGATCTGGCGTGATCGGCTTGTCGTCAACTGCATCGGTCTTGGTGGCTGTCTTGCCCGCGGACTTGCCGTCATCATCATCGGAGGCCGCGAGGCCGAGCGCGGCCTTCAACGTGTATCGCTGCAGGTAGGTCACCGTCGAGCCGACCGCTTGAATGCTGTTCTTGTTTCCGGTCTCGTCACGGCCGGCGGAGAGCGTCGTTTCCTCGGAATGGCCGAGCCGGTGCGAGATGATGCAGGTCACGGTGACGTTGGCACCTTCGATCGAGGTCCGATAGCGATATGAAAGGCCCTGATCGGTAAGCAGCGGATCGACGGTGCGCGCTATCTCCGCCATGTCCTCGTGCTTGTAGTGGGTGCGGCCCTTCGCGCTGGTAAAGTCCACTTTGCGGTTCTTATTGATCACGGGAATCTTGGCTTTCGCATCGGCCATCGCTGCATCGAAAGCCTTGCGCGCGTTGTTTTTCTCCCATCGTTCCTGCAGGCCCATCATCTTCTCAGCAATCTCTACATTGCCGCCCGCGATGGCCTGCTTAAGCAATTCCATCGGGGTCGTTTTTGTATTCGCCGGGGCGCGGATGGCGACCTCGTTCTTCTTCGCAGGGGACTTAGGCTTCGAGTTCTTGCCGGTCGCTATGCCACCGATAGTATGCGTCTTGCCCTTTTCAAGCCCGGTTATCTTGTCGCCGACCTTCAGCGTAACCGGCTCGATCTCGCCGAACAGCGTGGTGTCCTTTTCCTTAACGGCGGGTTTCGTCATTGTGGATCTCCTGACTCTGCTTTTTCGTTTTAATCTTCGACGCGCCGCAGGCCTTCTGGCGTATATTCTCTCTGACGCCTTACATGATAAATCCCTTTGTCAAACATGATCGGTTCGTGCTGATCGAACTCGCGCAGATGCTCAAGCGCAGTGGCCTTATCGACTACCAACAGGCAATCCATAATTGAGTCAGGCAGCCGATACATCGTGACGCCTTCGGCCTCCATGACGTGATGGTGGCCTGTCTCACTGTGCGTCACGATGACACGGTTGTTCTCAGACTTGACGGCGACGGCCCCTGTAGGAAGCACATCGACGCGGCGAATGTAGATGTCACCCTGTGCGCAGAAGTTCTTGAAGGTTCTCATGTTCGTATCTCCGGTTTGATGAACGTCTTTTTATCTAAGCCCCACGTCCATGCCTGGGCCTCTAGTGCAGTTTTCATGGTCGGCGGAACAGGTAAAGCGAATTGTCTTTTTGTGCCACATAGCACGCGCAAGAATTTCTCCCTGCCTATTTCCGGTAGCTCTACCTCAATAAGTTCACCGATCTCAGGATCACCGTCTAGATCGATGGTTTTGGCTTTTAGTTCGGTTAGAATGCGATCCCATCCTAGTATCTCACAGGCCGCGCGCCGCTGCTCGATGTTGGTCCACGTCAGCGCAATCTTTGGCGTCAGTTTGGCGCGATCTGTGATCCACTCGCCCGGCACTTTCGTTCCGTGCCAGTGATAAAGGCCCCATCCAGTACCAGCATATCGGATCGACATTCCTGCTTCACTGTGCAGACGACCTTCGCCGTCTCTGTGAATTTCTGACGGACGCTCCGAGACAAAACAAATATCGTCGAGCGTCCAGTAAAATCCGCAACTTTCCGTCATTTCTAGGAAGTTGCGATCAATAGCAATTCCGCAGACCTCGTTGAAGTAGTCGGCCCATGCCGAGTATCCGGAGTTCCAGATAGAACCACCGAAAAAAGACCTTCCCGCCGAGCCCACCGCCGAGCCCACCGCCGAGTCCACCGCCGAGCCCACCGCCGAGTACACCGCCGAGCGCACCGCCGAGTCCACCGCCGAGTCCACCGCCGAGCCCACCGCCGAGTCCACCGCC